GTGCCAAGCGAAAAGCCAGCTGATCTCTATGAGACCGTGGCGGCAGTGGTGCGCGAGGCTATCGACAACGACACGAACCACACTGTTCATGGGCGTGACTTGAAACCTGTGATCGAGGCTTGGCAGGAGTTCAGAGTTGGTCGCAAAACCTTAAAGCGCAATGTGATGACTAAAAACTACGGCTCAAACCTCTTTGGTTTCAAGCAGCAGATCATCGATGACTTCATGGAGCCAATCAACGATCTGATTGACGAGGGCAAAGAGTGGCAAGGACACACAGTCAATCCTTTTGAGGTTGAGGCTTTCGACAAGAAGACAGGAGAGAGCAGGGGGCCAGACGAGGGTAGATTGGCTGCTGACTACTTAGCGCGTAAAAGCTGGACAGCAGTAAACACAGTAGTTAAAGGTGCCAATGAAGGCATGGCTTTTATCCAAGCTCTTTGTGAGGCGTGTAGCAAAGAGGGCAAGCTGATGTCATGGGTTACGCCATTGGGGTTCCCTGTGGTCAACAGATACACCAAGCTCCTCAGCAAGCCAATTAAAGTATTCTTGTTTGACAGGGAGTTCGAGGCTCTCAAGAGAACACAGGTGACATTGAAGAACCCTGATGGGCGTACAGTGGACTCGAGGAAGGCCGGAGCAGCCTGTGCTGCTAATCACACGCACTCTTTGGACTCAAACCACTTACACGCGACGGTTCTCAAGTGCCTAGACAACTATGGCATTAAAGACTTCTTCTTGATTCATGACAGCTTTGCGACAACGCCAGCGAGGACAGGTGACTTGTACTACGCGATCCGCGAGGCTTTCATTGATCAATATGACAATGGTTGTCTTTACGAGAAACTAAAGCAGAGCGTGGTCGAACAGTTAGACAAGCCAGATGAGGCTGCTCTGCCAGACATACCACCCAAAGGTAATCTGGATCTAAAACAGATTAGGGACAGCGAATACTGTTTCCTTTGACGATCTTTAGTGTAGTTGCTGCATCAGCGACAGCTAGAGATCCAAAGACCAAGAGGCCATAGACCCTGCCTTAAACGGGGGCTTTGGTCTCTTGGCACTTCTAGCTCCCAATAAAAACAAAAAGAATAGGCAGGAGAAACACCATGCACCCTCGTGAGAGAGTGCTGGAACAGGCGAGGCTTTGCCAACTCAGAGGTCAGCCAGTTCCAGTAGACCTATTAGCCAAGGCCGATGCACTAGGCATCAGCATGGCGCACATGGGTCAACCTAAGCCAGTAGACACCAATGCAGACGATAAGGAGAAACCAAAATGGCTGCACCAAGACTAAACTACACAACCCCTCAAGGCATCGCCATCTATCCTTGGCTGAACAAGGCCGACACGAAGTTCCACGATGAGGGTGTATTCAAGACGAACCTTCTTGTGGACTCAGACAAAGCTCAGGATCTGATCGACAAGATCAATGAGTTTGCCCAAGAACACCTTGGGAAAAAGATGTCGAAGGCCCGTCTGCCATATGAGACTGACGAAGATACAGGCCAGATCATTTTCAAAACCAAAAGCCAGTATGCGCCTAAGTTCAAAGACAGTAGCGCACAAATGATGGTCGGTGAGATCCCACAAGTTTGGGGCGGCTCGACACTGCGTGTGGCTGGAACGATGACAGCCTATGACAAAGGAGCAAACTGCGGTGTGTCCCTTAATTTAGGTGCAGTCCAAATCATTAAGCTGTCGGAGGGCAATGGTAATGATGGTGACGACTTTGGGGCCGTTGAGGGTGGCTTCGTGGCACCGAAAGATACGAAACAAGAAACGGACGAGTTCGATTCCGACTTCTAGGAAACGAACACCGTTTCAACGAGGTTACAGGAGTGGCTTAGAGATCAAGATAGCAGAGCAGTTGAAGGCTGCTGGTCGTGATGTCCTCTATGAGCAAGAGAAGCTCAGTTATGAGTGGCCTCCGCGGTCATCTAAGTACACACCAGACTTCAAGATCATCACCGCCTCTGGGCGGTTTTTTTATGTCGAAAGCAAGGGGCGTTTCATCGCTGGTGACAGGCAGAAACACCTTTTGATCAAAGCACAATGTCCTGACATCGACATCAGGTTCGTATTCAGCAACCAAAACCAAAAGCTCTACAAAGGCTCTAAGACTTCTTATGCCGATTGGTGTGAGAAGCATGGTTTTAGGTACGCCAGTAAGACGATCCCTGATGCGTGGTTGCAGGAGTAGTTCACGCAAGGGAGCAATCGTATGGACAACCAATTACAGAAGAATGAGAGCGAGTTCGTTAGGCACTTACCGTGCGAAGAGTGCGGCAGTTCCGATGCAAACTCTCTGTATGACGATGGGCACACGCATTGTTTCTCTTGCGGGACTACCGTGCAAGCTAGTGGGGAGACCACAGAAAAGGCAATTACTGCTCCCTCCACTTTGCCTAGTGGTCTCCTTACTGGTCGCTTTACAGCCCTTCACAGCCGCAAGCTGAGTGAGGATCTGTGTAGGCGTTTTGATTACTTCGTTGCAAAGAAGAGCGGTGAGCCTGTCCAAGTTGCAAACTACCGTGACAAGAACGGTTTGGTAGTTGCACAGAAGGTTAGGACTAAAGGCAAAGACTTTTCAGTTTTAGGTAACTCCAAGCAAGCAACATTGTTTGGTAGTCACTTATGGGCCAAGGGTAAGCTACTTGTCATCTGTGAGGGTGAGATTGATACGCTCTCAGCAGCAGCTTGCCTTGGCAAATACCACGCTGGCACAGTTGGTCTCCCTAACGGCTGTCAAAGCGCGGTTCGTGCCATCAAAGACAACTATGACTTCGTGTCTGGTTGGGACAAGGTGGTACTTTGCTTTGACCAAGACGACGCAGGAAAGAAGGCTAGTCTCGAAGCTGCACAAATCCTTCCTGTGGGCAAAGCATTTATAGCCACCCTTCCGATGAAGGATATCAATGAGTGCCTAGTGGCTGGCAAAACAGCAGCCGTGGTGAGTGCTATCTTCGAGGCGAAAGAATATCGCCCTGATAGCATAGTCGCCGCTGCCGATCTCAGAACAGTGATAGGTCAGGATGATGCTGCTTCGTCCATTAAGTACCCTTACGACCAGCTTAACGCCATAACTGGCGGTTTGCGGCGCGGGGAACTTGTGACCATCACAGCGGGTTCTGGGATGGGTAAAACTACTCTGGTTAGAGAGATTGCCTACAGTCTACATCAAGACGGTCAAAAGCTGGGCCTTTTGTGTTTGGAGGAGACCAACAAACGCACACTGCAAGGGCTAGTAGGCATCCACCTCAACAAGAACATTACGGTCAACAAAGACCAAGCGTCGAGGGAAGAGATCGAAGAAGCCTTTGATGCGTTGTTCCCAGAGGATCGACAGGTGTACCTCTACGATCACTTTGGTAGCTGCAACATCGACACGATCATTCAGCGCATTACATTCATGGTCAAAGCTCTTGGCGTCGAGTGGGTGGTCCTCGATCACATAAGTATTCTAGTTAGCGGTCTAGCAACTAACGATGAACGTAAGCTCATTGACATAGCCATGACACGGCTGCGGTCTGAGGTCGTCCAAGAGCTAAACATTGGCTTGATCATTGTAAGCCATCTGAGGCGACCATCAGGCGACAAGGGGTTCGAGCAGGGTGAAAAGCCCACGCTCCAGAGCCTTCGAGGGTCAGCCTCAATCGCCCAGCTATCCGATATGTGCCTGTCTATGGCCGTCGATAAAGACGATCCAGACAGCGACACCCGCATCCTGTCAGTCCTCAAGAACCGCTGGAGCGGTGAAACAGGCTGGGCAGGGAACATTCAATACAACAGAGACACGGGACGATTGGTCCCAGAAGGGAGTGAGTTCTAATGACGATGGTTGAAATACGGGGGAACAGTACCTGTGATTCGTGGTTTGCCAAAAGCGGCGTTTTGAGGACAAAGCGAACAAGATCCAAAAGAAGGCGGTTAGCAGCTTTGGAACGCAAAGCAAAACGATCTCTCAGAAAACAAGGAGCAACCAATGACAAACCCACTGACACTTGATGAGTACCAGCGGCAAGCTGAAACAACCTTTATCGTGGAAGAGAACAAGATTGAGTATGTTGCCTTGGGCCTGTCATCTGAGGTCGGCGAAATCTGTGACAAGCTCAAGAAACACCTACGCGACCAAGGTGAGCCACTGGCTGACATGGACTATGACAAACGCCTCGAAGTCATGAAAGAGGCTGGTGATGTCCTGTGGTATCTCGCTGTCCTTGCAGCACAGTTCCAGTTCGACCTTTCTTC